TGCCTTCACAGGGTCAGCAGGTGCCTTCACGCGGGCTGTCGCAGCCAGTTCGTCCAACAACTCCCTGGCATCGATATCAACCCGCACAACGCTGTTAGCATCGGGCGTTTGCGCCTTGAACCAGGCCTTAAACTGGTTCGCGCACAACTGCCTGACGGCCAGCTCCATCAGTTCACGGGTTGCCACCTTGCCAAGGTTGATAGCACCTTGGACGACAAACTCCCGTTTGTATGTTCCATCATCCTTGCGCTCTTCACGCACAGGGATGTTGATGGTCCATACCTTGCCGTCCGTCCCTTGTGCCGTATAACGGTCTGCATTTTTGATTGTCTCAATCATTGTCCTGCCCTTTATCTTCACCACCCTACCCAATGTAAGGTAGTATGTCCACAATGGATAGGCACCTTAATTGCAGCCCATGCCGTATAATCAAAGTTACCACGCTCGCCATCTCGTATGGCAAGGTAAACCTTGACTGCTGGATCACGTTTCAGCATGTTGAGTTTGCATCGTGCATCTATGAGATACACCTCCATTTCTTCATATTGCCCGATTGCATCCTTCATTGCCATTTTTTCATAGGCCACTTCTTTTGTCTCCATCATCCCAATCCTTCCTTGGGCTGCAATGAAGGCGCCCATCCATATTGAGTGAGTGTCCTAATAGACTCCCTCTGTTTATACCTACTCGTTGTACTCCAGAATCTCCAGGCTGCTTGTGTTGTTATACGGCCAGAACACATGCAACACAACACTGTTCTCCACCTTTGCTATAACCGAGCAGGTTTCGCCGGGTTCATTCTCGCAAACCCAGTTTTCACCTACATCCAACCCATGAATGAATGTCATGCCCCGTCCGTGAATTTCCTCTTCACGGTATATAGTATATACCACCTTTTCAATCGCGCTCATAACAACCTCCCATTTTCCAAGGGAGTCTATCAGAACACTCACTCGTATTTAGCCCAGACTCACACATGAGTCTATTTGTGGCCTTCCTCATTCCTGCGACACTCGGTTTCTAATATCCGCCTTTACAACCTTTCAGTTGACCGTGGTGTTGCAGTATTATGTCAAAGAACCTTTGCCAATTCCACCCTTTGTGGTTATTGGCCTTTTAACTTTCCAATCCCTTTGGGATTGTTGGCCTTTGGTTTCCCGTCTGGCCTATATGTAATATACCACACTTGGCGGGAATTGTCAACATTCACGGGGCATTTCACATCCCCATTCCATCCATCCCTCTGTGCATATCCACCATACCATCCTCACCACCTCACCACTCATCCCATCCCCACACCCAGTGTCGTCATAGTACAGTACACTCTTCACAAAGAGGTGAGGATAATGTGAATAGTGAGTGTGGATAATGTGAATAACCCTGAAACCAATGGGGTGTTTGGTTGGGGAAGAGAGTTGGTTCACTACCAATGGCCCTGTACCGCACACCCACTGTACCACATGCCCCCCATAGGGGGGAAATGGGATGGGAAGGGGGAGCGTACACACTCCTCACACTGCAGTCCACAGAATCAAATGTGAAATTACAAATTGATGGTTTCGATTGTGGGCCATTTCCACCTCCACCCAACACAATCACCCCACCCCGCCCCCGCAAAAGCCGCCACGGCCCAATTCCGGTGCAGCAATGCACGGCAACCCCCAGTCAACAGCCCCCATATCCACCCAATACCAAGGCCATCAAATACCATCAAAAATACATCCCATCCCGCCTTGCTTTCCCCCACCAAATATGGTATAGTTTGTGTGAATTGGGGTTTTATCACATGGCAACACTTGACCTAATCAACCCTTTAAGCCCAACCGCCCGCCGAAGGCAGGCCAGGGGTAATGGTGCAAAAGGCGACCTCACTGTTTTTCAGCTTGGGGAGCTGACAAATATGCACTATGAAATCCTTAGGCTTGCCTCTTTGGGGATGAAACCTGGTGACATTGCCGCACAGCAAGGGGTTACAAAAAGGGAGGTGAATGGGGTTATTGGCTCAGAGCTTGGTAGAGCGGAGTTGGCCCGCCTGAATGATCTGGCAGATGTGGAGTGTGTGGATGTGATGCAGGAAATTAAAGCAATTGCACCTGCCGCCGTCGAACTCCACAAGCGGATTATTGATGGCACTGAGGATGCAAGTGTGGCATTGCGGGCCAAAGTTGCGGGGGAAATCTTGGATAGGGCAGGATATGGGCGCACCTCAAAGATTGATGTGAATAAGCATTATTTTGGGGAGGTGTCCTTGAATGTGATTAAGGAACGGGCTGTGGCATTGGGCCTGACCCGTGGAAATGTGATAGATGTGGAGGCATCACCATGCTAACAATCTTGGAGGACAACACAGTGGTAAGCGGGATCATTTCGGTGTTGGGAGTTGTGTGGACAGTGTTTGGATTGCAGGACCGCATCACCGCCTACCTCACCCGCAAGAAAGGGGAGAGGAAGGCCACCGCAATCCTTGCCCTTGCCGCCGGGATTGAAAAGGTTTATGATGAATATGTGAAGGCCCTCAAGGATGGACGGGCTGATGGGAAACTCACAAAAGCAGAGATTGCCTCGGCCCGTGCGCGTGCCCTCACCGCCGCCAAGTTGTTTGCTGAGTCCCAGGGGGTTGATATTGTCACTGAATTGGGGAAAGATTACCTGAATGTCTGGCTTGAAGAGGTTTTGCGTCGGGTCAGGAATGAGGGCAAAAGTGATGTTGGTTTAAGCGGCCTGATTGGCATTGTTGGATATGGTCCAAAGTCAAAGATTACGGGGTAAGGTAGTGTTGATTGCAGGTATGTTAAACCCACCAGTGTTCCTCCAACCCTGGACCCCAGGCACATCTGCATCCACCATGTGGTTCTCCCCCCGCCACAGACGCTCTCCACTACCTTACCCCCCCTCCCCCCTCCCCCTCACATCAAAGGAGTGATATGTTGTGATTGATGTAGGCACAGGCTTAGCAGTGTTGGGTATTGGTGCGCCGATAATGATAGCAGTGATGAAGTTTGTGCCTCCAAGGGAGGATAAGTACTCAAAGGAATTATGCCAGACAATCCATAGGGGGATTGATGCCCGCCTTGCTAAGATCGAGGGGAAAATTGATGTGTTGATTGAGAGGGGTTAGGGATGGCGCTTACATATATGCACAGGTTGGAAGAGCTGCAGGGCATATTAGGTGCCGCCCTTTCAGACCTGGGGGTAATTGAGAATAAACTCCAAAATCAGATAATAGAGCGTGATACCCTCCTTGAAACCCACATGCTGGAAGGTGAGCTTGCTGATTTCCCCGCCATCTCCACCCATATGAACACAATCCTTGGAGAGATTGAGGATCACAAGGATGTGCTGGTGGATTTCCTTGCTGAATTTCCGGCCGATGCAGCCCTATTTCCGCATCGTGTAAAGGCCTGCAAGCACATCAGGAATTTCAGGGCCTACAATGACACCGGCAAGGGTAAGGTTGTCTGCGAGCATTATTGGAATGACACCTTGTCCACTTGGTTTTATGAGTGGAATGGTTTCACAGCAGGTGATTTGGTTAGTGTTGATTATGGTGATGGCCGGGTTGAGACTGTTGCCATTGACACAGTAGCATTGGGCACACTTACCTTCACCACTGAGCTATTTCATATCCCATCATCTATCACATCATTGGCCACTGCTGCTGTTTACAGCAAGATGGTCGTCACCAGGATTGCGGATTACACATAATGGCAACTGATATCACTCCATGTGAGGACAGACTGGCCCAGGTTTCAGCCATAAAGGTGCGGCTACAGGAATGTAACCGTGCCCTCGGTGTGCTGAAACAGATGGAAGTGACAAGGCTGGAATCCTATAAACTTGTTGTCCCGCCCACCTACCTTCAAGATCGGCTGAAGGATATTGGGGATGCGGTGGCAAAGGTCGCTACTGACCTTGATGCCATTAGCTGGGTGTATGCAGATAGGTTTAAGGCGTGCAAGGGCGCATCCAACACCACCGGGTTTGACTATTATAATGTGGATGTTGACACAGGCGCAACAAAGGCTAGCTTGCAGGGCCACATTAGTGGCGCAACCAGCGCTTGTTGGGGTGCCTTAGTGACTGCTGGGGACCGCATAAAGGTTGAGTGGTCCAATGACGCTGACAATAATAGGGTGTTTGTGGTAGACACAGCGGCTACCTTTGGTGTGCTGTTCACAGAGAAGTTTGCAGGGAGTGATTTCACTTCCAGGAATATGGTATTAACAATCGTACAGCAGGCATAGTCCTGATTACAAAATGTAAGGAGCCTTTGAATGGCCGCTATAGTGAAAGAGTTTGAAACCAGCGCTGCTGTGACAGTGGCTGTTGCTGGAAACACCACCCTCCTAACCGTCACCGATGGCTACCAGTCAAATGAGTTGATGCTGGAGGTCACAAACCTTGGCCTGACCGCCCGTGACTTTGATAATTTCCAGATGCTTTTCCAGATGTATCCAGGCGGGGACTTCATCCAGCTCCTCCCCACCGCCACAGCCACATGGGCCACCCTTGACCCAGGCCTGTTGGGCGCCTTGGGGATGATGCCAAGTTATAGCGCTGACCCCTCCACCCTGGCAGCAACCCTGAAATGTTTGATTTGTGTGAAGAACCTCCCGCCGGTGTATGCTGTGCGGTTCACAGCCAGCGCAGCTGTTGGCACCACTACAGCAACGGTGAGAGGTGTTTTGCGGTGTGTGTGATGATTGCGGCAACAAAATGAGGAGAATGAGATGAAGGTTGACACAAGAATTGAGATCCTGGACTTGGAAGGCAGAGTGGTGTTGCAGGAGGGCCAGCCCCTCACAGTGGGCATGATGTGCGAGAATGCCCTCCTGCATCCAAATGTTGGTGATCCGGCCAACGCGGATGAGAAGGTGCGGAGGTTCCAGTTGGCAATGGATTTTCATCAGGCCCAGAAGAGTGATGGGATTGTTGAATTGGACCTCAACACAGCCAAGTTGGTGAAGAGTTTGATTGGTGTGTTGTATGGCCCCTTGGCAGTTGGAAGGTTGTTTGAGCAGCTTGACACAGGCATGAGGTTGGTATAAGTGTTTAGCCCTGACCCAGTGGTGAATGAGGTTTTGGCAAAGTGTGCCGCTGACATCGGCACCCACTGCCAGATCTTCCACCCGGAGAGGTTTAGCCGCCCATTTAGTGAGCGGCATAAGGAGGCCTTTGAGGCCATCAATGACTGGTCTGTGCAGAACCTCCTTATCCTCGCCCATCGTGGTTGGGGCAAAACATCCTTATGCAATTTTGGTATCCCCTCCCAGGCCATCACCTTTGAGAAGGCCAAGTTCCTCGTCCTCACCAGTGCAACGAGTAGCCTCGCAACTATGCAGTCCGATAATCTTCGTGACGAAATGATCAAAAATCCCGAAATCAGAGCAATCTGCGGAGACATGGAAAGTGACCAGTTCTCTAGGGAGATGTGGACTACACAAAGCGGTATCACCGTGTTGCCAAGAGGTGATGGACAGCAGATTCGTGGCCTTCTCAAGGGTAATAACCGGCCTGACCTGATCATTGTGGATGACCTGGAGCAGCCCATTGCTGTTCAATCACCTGAACAGCGCCAGAAAACAAAAAATTGGTTCTTCTCTGACTTATCAAACTGCGTTGATAGGAGTAAGGGTGGCTGGCGGATTATTGTGATTGGCACGGTTTTGCATGAGGGCTGCCTGCTTGAGGACTTGAGGTATGATTCTGCATGGACAGTGATTGACGTGCCCCTCTGTGATGACGGGTATAAGTCATACTGGCCCGCCTTCATGGATGATGAGAAGGTTAAAGAGTTAGCAGATTACCATCGGGATAAGGGATTGCTGGACCTCTTTTACAGAGAGTACAAAAACCAGTGTATTGCCACCGAAACCGCCCTCTTCCAATCCAAGTACTTCAAGTATTATGATGAAAAGGATAGAGACCTCAACAACACAGCGGGCGTGGTGAATGTGGTGCTGATTGACCCAGGGAGAACAGAGGGTGATGATAATTCCAACGCCGCCTTCACCGCGATTGTCGGCGTTGCCATCGATTCAGTGCAGAATGCGTTTTATGTGAGGGACATTGTGAACGCCCGCATCACCAACGATGTGATGTATAAGGAAGCAGTGTCAATGGCAAAGCGGTTAAACGCCGCAGCCATTGGAATTGAGGTAACAGGGTTGAAGGAGTATATTCAGAAGCCCTTCATGGATTACCTATTGAAGTCAGGGATGTTCATCCATGTGGAATGGCTTGAGGCAAGGGGCGGCGCGGCTAGAGATGCAGGTAAGAATGGCCGCATTGGTGCCCTCTCACCATATTACAGGATGGGTGCTGTTTATCACAATCGGGCCTGCTGTGAAGTACTGGAAGCCCAGCTTCTTCCACACCCTAAATCAAAATTTAAGGATGTGGCGGACGCCTTTGCCTACGTTGTGGGCATGAGTGAAAAGGGTCTCCAATACTTCACAATTGATCCGATTGACCCGGCTGAGGATGATCCGGAGGCCGAATATCGGGAACTGGAAAAAACCTACGAAGATCCTGTGGATATGGACTTCGTGACCGTAGGAGGTTACTTTAATGGCATATAAACGCATTACCCTTGGCCCTCTGAATAAGGTCATCCGGTATAATGATGCAACCCAGATGCTTATGGGTATCTATGATGATGCGGGTGCCGCAATCGGTGCCCTCACAGGCACAATCCCACAGGTCCAGGCAAGTGGAGAAATTGCCCTCACGGCATTGGCAAGCACAGGGTTGGTTGTTGGCCCAGCAAGTGCCACCGATAATGCCTTGGCAAGATGGGACTTGGCCACCGGGAAATTGTTGCAAGACAGCACAATGACCCTAACAGACACAGGTGGTTTGAAGGCGGCAACTGGGTATGTTGCCCTTGGTCCAACATCCGAGGTGACTTCTGTCCTCACTGACCTAACAACCCTTGGTGACCACTTGGTGCTGTTTAGGGATTCTGCAGACCTTCTTGGTGGCGGTGCTACCGCTGGTTATTTGTATAGTGGCTCCAATGTGGGTATGGCCATCACCCCCACCCCGCTTGGCCTACTGGGCAGCACCGTTATGGTAGGTGTGACTGGGCAGGTCCAAGGTGTGCTGCAGTTATCCACAGGCCCAACCAATGAGATGGGTGTGTTGAAGATGGGCACCTATAAGAGCGGCCCCACCTACACCCATGCTTATGTCTGGGCAACTGAGGATTTGACCCAGTTGCGCCTTCACACAGCTGCACCTACCGCTGACACCGATGGAGCACCTGTTGGATGGGTGCGGAGTATGGGGCAGTTTGCAAAGGATGATGCCACCCCCGACATCAGCACAAGTGAAACCTGGAAGGCATATGGAAGTATCTGCAACCTAACAGACTTCCTTAACCCTGATGGAGTCCAGCAGATCACCATCCTTGGTGCTTACCTTAATGAGCAGCAGACAATCACAATTGCTGGTGCCCTTGCAGGTGATACCTTTAATATTCAGTTTGGGGTAGGTGGTGTAGGGGTAGGCCTTACCACAGACATCACCTGGGATGCAGGAAGCGCCGCAGTGCAGGCAGCCCTTGAAGCCATCACAAACATTGGGGCTGGTAATGTTGTTGTGACCGAAGCCTTGATAGCAGGCGGTGGTGTGTACACCATCATATTCCAGGGTGATTTTGCTGAGACCAATGTGGCTGCTGTTGTACCCACAGTGGTTATTGGCGCTGGTGTGATGACAGCAACTCAGGCCACCACGGTTGTGGGCGGGTCTGACAACACCTCTGAATTGGTGCATGGCGCTGCAACCCTTCAGCTTGGTGGTGAGAACCTGAGCTTGAACGGTGACACTGTAACAACCCTGTTGTGGGATGCTGGAAGGGCTGTTTGGCGCAGAACAGCGGTTGCCACCCCGGTGAGTGTTGGGCATATTGGACTGTTTGCTGATGGTGATACCACCCCAAGTATTGCCTACAACCATATTTGGAGAGTGTATGGCGCCACCAATCACATCACTGACTTTGATGATCCCATTGGGGGTCAGGAATTAACGGTGCTTGGGGCTGCCAATGATGAGTTGGCGGTGATTACTATCACAACCTACATGGCAGGCGGCACATTCACCATCACCCATGGTGGTAACACCACAGGCAATCTGAGTGCAGTGGCTGCGACAGAAACAGCGGCCAATGTGCAGGCTGAACTAGAGGCATTGGCCTCCATTGGCGCAGGAAATGTGGAGGTTACAGGTGCGGATGGCGGACCCTTCACAGTCCATTTCAAGGGTGATTTGGCAGGGGTGAGTAATGCCCTGCTAGTAACCTTTGGTGGAGGTGGTGAGGCAGGGTTTGTGGCCAACCCCTTCACCCTTTCCATCGCAGGTGGGGCGGGCACCTTTGTCTTGGACTTTGCAGGATCCCCCACAGGTGACCTGGCCTGGAATATTGCAACGGCGGACCTTCAAACAGCGGTTGAGGCACTGGCCGGCCTGAGTGCAGCAACAGTAATTGTCACAGGGGCAGATGGTGGCCCGTGGACCATCCTGGCCAATACCGCCCATGTTGAAATCACAGGGCTTGGAAGTGGTGGCGCTGAACCCACCATTGCCTATGAATATATCGGTGGCACTGATAACCGATCCACCTTGGTGGACGGCGCAGCTATGGATTTGGGTGGTAAGGATGTTATCCTTTGCGGCGGCAATCAGGTGTCATTAATTTATGATTCTGATGCTGCTATGTGGAAGCTGTCAGATGGGCAGGTGATATGGGGCAGCCAGCGGGTTCCGCTGTGGCACTTCAGGACCTGGGATGATTTATCGGTCAATATCCCTGCTATAGCGGCAGCTGGTGATTTTGGCCTTGTCACAGGTACATGGCATGTTGATGCTCCAAGTCTGGCAACAATTGATGCGGCAGGTGTAAACGAGACCGCTTATGTGAGAGTGCAGTTTCAGTTGCCTGATGAATATGTTCCTGGAGCTGACATCACCCTGGCCATTTACTGCTATATGGAGGTTGTTGCTGACACCTCGGCCACACTTGATGTTGAGGCCTGTAGAACGGCAGCACCTGTCACTGAGCTGTATTTGGGTGCTGCCATTGATGTTAACAGGGTGGACCCACATTATTACTTCTTCACACTGAATGGCACTGACTGTGTTCCAGGGAATGTAATTGATGTGCGCCTTGCAGCGGCCATTGTAGATGCCGGTGTTGCACCAAACATCATTTTCCACATCAACACATTTGCCGCCCGCTTCAACAAGAAGGTTTATTAACCAATGGACTTCACAAACCACGCCAACAGGATAAAGCAGCTCAACCTTGAGTTTGCAAAGAGGAAAGAGCTGCGCAATCTCTATGCACCACTTTATCCTGAAGGTGTGGACCTGACCCCTGGCACCACCCTTCATGATAAGCTGGTGTCGGAGGTGCTGGAACGGGCCGACGAGTCCTCTGGCTACATGTCCAACCTCCATTCAAGATGGGAGTGGATTGATAAGAACTGCACTGCTTTCATTGACCTGGATGCAGTGGAGGAGGCCCGTAAAGACCGCGATTCAAGGAAGCCGGTATCCATTGTGGTGCCGGAGTTGTATGCAACCCGTGAAACCCTCCTCACCTATGCCATGCAGACCTTTGGTGTGGACCCGATGTTTAAGTATTATGGTTCAGGACCTGAGGACACCGTGGGTTCTGTGTTGATGGAGCGGCTGATCTCAGCCCAGATGAAAAGGGGGAGGGCCTTACTGGCCCTCCACACCCAGTTTTCGGATGGGTTCACCTACGGGTTTGGAGCGGCTTCCATTGCCTGGGATGTGAAGACAGGGCGGCGGAGTAGGATTGTGATGGATGAGTTTGGCATCCCAACCCGCACCTATGAAAACACCGTGCTGTTTGAGGGCAGTGTGATAAACCCAATTGACCCCTATTATTACCTGCCCGACATCCATAGTGGGGTGGTTAATCCTGATAAAGGTGGGTTTGTTGGATGGCGAGAGGATGACATCTATGACAACCTCATGATTGATGAGGCCGACAACGGCAGCTTATACATTAATGTGAGGTATTTGGAGGGCCTTGACACAACCACAGCCATTTACTGTGCAGACGCCACAGGCCGCAATTTCCACACAGGCATTTACCTTGAGGGGACGAGCAGCAATTACACCCAGAAGGTTCATAAGGTGTGGATGTATAGGAAAATTATCCCCTTTGATTATGGCTTGGGGGAGAGCAAAACCCCAGAGGTGTGGCTGTTCTGTGTGGCAGGGGATGCAGTGCTGATATGCTGCCAGCCCTTTGGTTTGGGGTATAATGAGTTTCCAGTGACCGTGTGCGCACCTGACCATTATGGCCATGAGATGGTACCGGTGAGTAGGTTAGAGGTTGCATCAGGTTACCAAAACCTGATGAATTTCTACCAGAACACCGCGGTGGCAAACATCCTGCAGGGCATGAATTTGATGTTGGTGGTTGACCCCAAAATCATCAATGTTAATGACTTACGCACCCCCTCCCCTGGGAAGATTGTTCGCACCAGGATGCCCATGTGGGGTCAGGGGGTGAAGGGTGCTATTGAATCAGTGCCAATCCCTGATGTCACCAGCACCCACATGACAAACCTTATGGCCGCCCAGCAGATGTCAAGAACAGCCTCGGGTGCTGTGGATGCTGTGCAGGGTGTGCAGAGACAGGGTGGCGAGCGTGTCACAAGTGGTGAATTTAATGCCACAAGAGGGGCGGCTTTGAGTAGGTTGCAGAAGTCGGCCCTTATGTGCAGCCTGCAGGCAATGTACCCTGCTGCCCTTATCTATGCCTATAACACCCAGGAATTAATGAGCCTTGACACCTATGTGAAGGTGATGGGGCATCAGGAAGAGGTGTTGCGGAAGGAATATGGATGGGATAATGAGATGATCCAGGTCTCCCCCATGGACCTGGAAATCACCTTTGATGTGGAGGTGAGTGATGGGAGTGTGATATCGGCCCAGGATCCCAACATCTGGAATAACCTCCTGAGTGTAGTGTCCACAAACCCGGAGGTGTTTGCGGCAGTGGATTCCACGCGGGTGTTCCTGCACATCGCAAGGTTGATGGGTGAGAAGAATGCCCATGACTTCTTAAAGAAGGGTCCATTGCCTGTAGCTGAGGTGGTGCCCAATGGTGAGACTGAGGGGATGACCCCTGTGGAGGAGATGGAATGAGGGTCTTTGAGCCTGGTTACAATTTGGAATTGACCTCAACCCATCAGCAATGGAGGGACTTCTTTAAGGGGTCCATCTTCACCGATATCCGCATCTTCTCCCAGTCAAGAATTGCGATGGCCCTGGATAGGCTGGCTACCCCTGGGCTGGATGAAAGAGAGTCTGATAGATTACGCGGCGTAATCTTGGCATATAGGGAGTTTATCAATCTGGATGAGCTTCTTATGTTAAGCAGCGAAGACAAAAATGAAGAGGAGCAACACAATGCCTGATGACATTCTAACAGCAGATGCCTCCACCGATAAGGATGACACCTTCGACACAGCCCTGGCGGATGAGATTGAGGGTTTGGGTTATAAGAAGGTGGATGAGGGTGGGGATGATGATGTGGTTGATGCCCTTAAGAACCAGCTGGATGGGGGTAAGAAGAAGGTTGATGCGGAGGTGGAGGAGGATGATGTTGAAGAGGTGGAGGAAGAGGTTGAAGTAGAAGAGGAAGAAGAGGAGGAGGCTGAGGAAGAGGAGGATGTGGAGGAGGATGAAGAAGTAGAGAAGCCCTCCAAAAAGGTGAAGGCGGCAAAGAATAAAGAGGTGGAGGAGCTGAGAGAGCAGGTAGCCCAGCTCAAAGCCATGATTAAGAAGCAGGTTGATGGCGATGGGGTTGCCGCCGCAGACTCCTCTCCCCCTCCCGCCGTCCCTGCTTCTTTTGACATCAGTGATGAAGATTATGAGGCGGCCTTGGGTGACAAGGATGCCTTTAAGAAGGTTGTGATGGGTGTGGCAACCGTGGTTGCTGAGCAGGCAGCGCAGCAAGTTTTGGCGCGGATGCCATATGTTATTAACAGTCACTTAAGCACAAAGGAACAGGTGAGTGCCTTCTTTAACGCCAAGGAAAATACTGATATATTGCCCTTGGCAAAGAAGGTGCGGGCTGAAGCAGTGAGGTTAGAGCAAGAGTATGATGACAAAACCCCCACAGAGATCCTGCAGATGGCTGCCGATTATGTGAGGGAAGAGTACATTAAGCCCCTTATGAAAAAGAGGGGTGCCCTACCAGGGAAAGGAGCACAACAGCAGCAAAAGAAACGATTCGCGCCCGCCTCGCGTGGTGCTTTGAGAACAGAAAAGACAAAGCGTACCACGATTTCTGATGATATTGAAGACCTGATGGAATAAGGAGAAGGATTATGTCGAGAAGCATGGTTGCGGGGGATATGCTCAAAACCCACGCAAATGGATATCGCTGGACTCCGACGGCCTCTGCCAGTTTGGAGGTGCGTCCTGACCAGGATTTGATTGTTGTGACCGATGCTGTCAGCTACACGCTGAAGGTGATTATGCCGCCTGCACAGGAGGCGGCTGGAAGGATCATTTCCATTCGTGCTGAGGCGGTTAGTGCAGGTGGCACGATTCGACCCTATGATGTGGATCAGTCCACCGCGCTCAACGATCCCCTCACAACCACAGGTGACTACTGTTACCTGTATTCGGATGGATATTCCTGGAAGGTGTTTATCGAACTGTCCACCTGATGGAGTGATTTAAGATGCCTTCAAGAATTGCGAACCAGGCTGCTGAGTTGGCTATTCAGAGCATGACCCGTATAAGCTCTGCTGACACCACCTCGTATCGCCTGAGGCCTGATGAGGTAAATGTGGAAGTCACCACAGATGCCACACACGCCCTTGAATTGTTTATGCCGTCCGTGGCAGAGTGTCCTGGTGTAACCTTCACTGTGTTTTTCAAAACAGATGGTGGCCAGGATGTAACCGTGAAAGATAGTGCAGGGAATCAGATTGGTGTGCCCCTGGTTAAGGCCGGTGATAATCAGGTGCTGTATAGCAATGGCTTCCGTCTGTCCCTGATTTTGCAGGTGATAGTAGGATAAGGAGAAAAGGAACAATGGAATTTCTCGATGCTGGTATCAACCCGTATTCGGAAACACTGGACTTCCTGCGCGATGTGAGTGTGCAGGGTGCTCCGCTGTTGCCGAATCTGGGATTGGGTGGAGGCAAGGTGTTTTACCTTGACCCCACAAATGGCAGTGATAATAATAGTGGACGGGGGCCAACAAATGCCCTTGCCACCATGACCAAGGCCATCTCCAAATGTGTGTCCAATCGTGGTGATGTTATTGTGCGAATGCCTGGGACTGAGACAGTCACAGCCACGGTCACACAGAACAAGGTTGGTATCACCATTATTGGCACCACGGCAGCAGGAAACATTGAAACCCCTGCTTCCTACCTGATGTATAACAGCACCACTGGCCCGGCCTTGACCATCACAGCAGCCTGTACCATTATCGGTATGGCCTTCCGTGCCATCGCCACACCTGCCACTAACCCGGCAGTGCTGGTCAGTGCCGATAAGGTTGTGATTAAGCGGTGCCTGTTTCAGCATTTGGCTGGCGCTATTGTGGGTGTTCAGCTGAATGGTATAGATGACACCCTGATTGAGGGGTGCATCTTCAAGGATTATGATGCGGCAGGCGACAGCCCGATAAACCTTGTGATTAATGTGGCAGCGGTTTGTAATAGGACTGTTGTTCGCAATTGCAGGTTTATTAACAATGTTCAGTGCATTGAGCATCAGGCTACTGCTTTGCCCTCAGACTTCTTGTATGAAGGTAATACAATGATCCCTGCGGCTGCAGGCACATATTTCCTGCAGGTTAATACCCTTGGAGCAGTGTATGGTCTTCTTTGCAACAACAACCTGACTGTTGCAAACAATGACCTTCTTGCTGACATCAATCTGGCAGGTTTGCAGGCCTTGGGCGTGCAGGCCATCAACAATCATTACCTCGAAACCTAAGTAGAAGGAGAATAGGATATGCCGTCGTTTTTGGGAATGCGTGGTACCGGTGATTGGAGTGGAAATGAGCGCCCGCAGAGCTGGCGTGAAGGAACCCTCCTTTATTTCCCCAATGGTGATATGCCTTTGACGGCTGTCACATCCAAGGGACGGAAGGAGGCCACAACCGATCCTCGGTTCAATTGGTTTGAAAAGGGTATGGCCACCCAGTGTGGTGTGGTTACACAGGCCTACACTGACGCCGCACTTACCACAGCTGTGTTGATTGGCTCAACCTACCCCGTAGGCCAAACCATCTACATCAATGTGGCAGAGGCAGTGGCAGGTGACTTCCGTGTGGGGCATAGTGCCTTGGTGGCCGATATGCAAACCCACTCCCACTTTGTGTGGGGCAAGGTTGTGGCGGTTGACCTCAATGGTGCCAGCTCGTATGTGGCAATCAAGTTGCGCACCGCAGGCACCGCGGGGTATTTGCTGGTTTCGGCCACCAATACCCTATACCTTGAAAACCTGGGTGACATCAACCCTGAAGGTGGATACATCCCGGATGCCCTGTCATATGACCCGACGGAGTATTACAACCTCACCCAGATCTTCCGCACCCCCATCGACATCACCCGCACCCAGCGCAAGACCAAGATGCGCACGGGGGATGTGATGAAGGAAGCCAAGCGGGAGGCCCTGATGTACCACGGTATCGGCATTGAGGCCGCTGCAATCCTGGGTGCCCGCACGGAGCTGGTTGGCCTGAACGGCAAGAAAGAGCGCACCACTCAGGGTATCATCCCCTGGTTGGTGGCTAACAACTCCGACAATGTGGTGGATTACAGCAACAGCACGGCCCTGTCCTGGCTGGTTGGTGGTGAGGACTGGTTTGATGAAAAGCTGGAGCAGCTCTTCCGGTATGGTCGGACCACCAAGATGGCCCTTTGTGGAAGTGGCGCCCTGCTGGGTATCAGCAAGCTGGTGAAGGCCCGCAGCTCATTCCAGTTAACAGCTGTTACCGGCGCCTATGGTGTGACGGCAACCAAGTGGGTCACCCCGTTTGGTGAAGTGCTGCTGAAGCACGCGCCCTTGCTCACCAAACGTATCCACAACCGGAACAGCATCATCATGTTTGAGCCGGAAAACTTGGTGTTCCGCTACATCGACGACACCCACTTCAAGGATTCCAGCGAGGAGAGTCAGGCCGGTCATGCGGGCTTTGATGGAACCAAGCAGGAGTTCTTGACAGAGGGTGGCTTCGAGTTCCACTTCGCCAAAACGGCCATGTATATGACCAGTGTTGGCCTCGAAGGAACAGGTGCGTGAGTGTAACCGGGAGGGGGGACTAATCCTCCCCCCTCCCACCAATAAAGAGGTGGTACATGACACTTGCTGAAATCAGAAAGGAGTTTGTGAGGGCCTCCAATCGGTATGACCTGGTTGTGAATGGAGACCTTACCGCGAATGTTGATAACGGTGCAAACACCTTCATCAACTGGGGACAGCGCTATCTTGATATCACCATCCAGCATCCAAAGCAGTGGCGGAGGTATGCCAAAAAGCTCACCATTGGCGATTACCAGCTGCCCATCACAGGGATCCTCTCCATCAAGAGTGTGGTGATTATTGACCCTAATGACGCCAGGGCTGACATCACCGAATGCTTTTATGAGAGGGCGGAATTTAGAAAGAATGTGCCTGAGCTGGTTGCAGGTTGGGATAGTGGAATACCCACCTTCTGGACCCTGAATTACATTGACCCGCATCCCTCATTGCAGGCAGGCATGGGCACGGCGGATGACCAAGCTGATGTGGATGTAACCCCTGCCACGATGTTTGGGTATGATGGGGTGATGTTTTACCCCAAGGCAGATGCTGCTTATACCTTGGAGGTCTCAGCCCGCACCCTCAGTTTGGCCATGACAGCTGACACTGACACCTCATACTGGTCTATATGGTATGCAGACCTGCTGGTGTTAGCAGCCTGTTATTGTTTTGAGCGATTTATGAAGAATGATGCAGGGATGCGCACATGGTTAAATGCCATGAACCTGCAGGCCCATGCCATTGATTGTAATATGGTGGATTTGGAATTTGCTGGAAATGTTGTGAAGATGGAGATTGAATAATGCAGCGTGTCACCCCTCCGATCAAGAAAAACCCAAGGGTCATACCTGAGAAGCCCCCACAACCTGAGAGGAAGTTTCAGGTGCTATCAGGGCATGTGGAGTGTAAGGAAGGTGAGGCGTTTTTTGAGTTTATGGCCCCTTCCCCCACCATGGTGCAGAAGGCCCTTATCCATGTGGAGGAGGATGTGGAGCTGGAGGTAGTGGTGAGTGTGGCAGTAACCGTGGAGAAAACAACCAACATCTCCACCACAACCTTCACTGTAAAGCAGGGTGATAACCAATTGGAGGTTGGGAATACAATTTTGCCCTCGGGTGGTAGAGTGAGCCTGGTTACAAATTGTAACGCCACTCTTTGGTATTCATTCCTGTATGCGGTGATGTGATGCCTGAATTAAACCTTGCCCCAATCCTGCAGAAGGGGATGCGTGTGGATGATAGGGAGTGGCAGGCTACACCCAGGTTGGTGAGTAACTTTGTCCCCACACCTTTTGGCATAAGGGAGGTTAGATGGCCCCATCAGCTCCTGCCAATGGAGGCCCTCACAGCCAAGGGAATCTCAAACCTCTCCACCCTCCAGCTCCTAAACCTCACATCTGGGGTTATGCTGAGGGGGGATAATGAATTGTATGATGTCACCTCTGCAGCATCCCTTAACCTTGTCACAGTGTATGACATCTACAACCCTGCAGTTGTGGACCCTACGCCTTTCCTGAACCCCCTGGTTGGTTCATGTATGGACACCCATGTGTCAGTGGCTGACCTTGGTGTCCACTGGTTTTTGTTCAGTAATGGCATCACTGGGGCCTTGGGCACAAACCCTGTGCAGGTATTCCACACAAAATGGGTAAGCTCAGCAAAGGTTTTTAGCCAGCAGGCAATTCACATAAACACAGGCTGCACCCATAGGGGCAGGTTGTTGATGGGAGGATTTGATGACACCACAGCTGGATCAACCCTGTGGGCCAATTGGGGAACCATTTGGTCTGACCTCCTTAAGTATGGCACCATCTGGGGGTATAGTGCGGAAAATCCCGGTCAGAATTGGGTGTCATGGGGCCAGATTGGTGGAGGTGACACGGTGCAATTTTTCCTCCCTGAAACAGTGCAGTACGGAGGAGATAATGCATCCCTTCGAGCCGCTGATGGTCAATATAACCTTGACAGCCCATACATGCTTGAGGCCTTTAGGAGATGTGAATCTGGGATGATGCCAATGACCTTCAATGGAATGGTGTTGAGGATGATGCCATTTATCGATGGGGTATTTGTGTATGGAGAGGATGGGGTTGGTGGCCTACGGATGGCCAACACCCCTGTGCCCACATATGGCAGGATTGATGCCTTGCAATGCCCAGGCCTGCTTACCCCGGGGGCTGTTGATGGGAACCAGAATAGGCAGGTTTATGTAGGGGTGGATGGGAATTTGTGGATGATTGGTGCTGATGTGAGTGTCCAGAAGATAGGCGGGCAGGAACACATCAGGGATTTGGGGATGCTTGAGGAGGTGAGTGGATATCGCCAGTGCACCAGGGTGGTGTACAATCACCTGCTTGATGAATATTACATCAGCACGATGGATAGTAAAACATTTCCAAGTGATATGCTGGTGATGAATAAGAATGGCCTATATATCCAGAAGTATGGTATAAGAGGGGTGCTGTCAAATCCAGATGTTTACACATGTGAGGATGGGTGGCATTTGCATGAAGACATCCCGCAGGGCCTTGTGTACTTCCTTGGTGGAGCAGAGGTGCTGCAGAATGGCACCTTTGCCACTGCTGCAAACTGGACCTTTGCTGCGCCCTGGGTATTCAACACTGACCACATGGAACACACCACAGCTGCTGAAGACACCCTTAAGCAAACCGTGGCAAACATGGTGTCCCCTGGATGGGTTAGTGATCTTGCCTACCAACTGAAGTTCACCTTGTCAGGGATGGGGGCAGGTGCCTACCTGAAGATTTTTGGCCATGTGTTTATCGCAGACGGCACATACTCAATCACCTTCACTGTGGATGATCCAGTTGGCCCGTTTGAGGTTATTGGGTATGGCACCCTAAAGTTTGATACCGTGTCAATTGTTCCCCTCTCAGACCAAGCAGCAACATGGACCTCGGGCTGGTTACAGCCCGCCAACGCAAACACCAAATCCATTAAGGAAGTCCAGGTTGTTGGTAATGTTGGTGATAATCCCCTATCCCTCACAGTGTATTACACCAACAAGTTTAATGGGCCAACCCTGTCATATGGCCCGGTGGCCTTTGATGACCGCGGCGTGGCACAGGTGAAGATTGGGTGTAGGCAGTTTATGTTATCCATCACATCGGCCAGTGGGGCTGATGTGTTTATTGATGACATGATTGTAGTGTTTGATGATTCCTCCCGTGTAGGTGTTTCTAGGATCCTCCCATAGGAGTTAAACATGCCGTCTGAATTCTCAGTGAAGTTCCCGCTCACCAAAGGGATATCCCCATATGAGGATGCTGATAAGCTGGATGTTGGATATATGGAGGATTTGGAAAACCTTCGGCCAACCTCCACAGGTTTGGTGGCCGTGCGGGATCTTGAGCATAACATTGTAGATGCCAATGTTGACCTTGACTGGCCCTACCCACAATACCTTAAGTTGGGGATGAGTGACTTCTTGATGTATGGTGATGTGGTGTTCACAGTGAATAGGGCCACAATGACCCTCACCCCTGTTGTTGTGGATAAGGAGGTTGGTGAAACTGGCCTACTCACAGGGAGTGCATGGCATGGGGCTGGGATGGGAAAGTGGAACATCTTTACCAATGTGAATACCCTGATGTACACCGACCTAGGGGCAACCCACAAGGCCCTAAACACAGTAACTGTCCAGTCCGTTACGAACTGGGGAAGCAGGATTGTGCTGGGAGGGGTGGATGGCATCCGTTTTGCAGGAGGTGTGGCAGAGTGGAATGCCCTGTTTGCACAGTGGAGGCTTTATGCGCCCACCCATTACCAACTCACCAATGAGGATTTGTTTGATGCCAGCTGGCTTATTTGTAGCAGGGAGGCAGGCGGGGATGTGGATAGGCCGTTCTTTGAATTGCTTGGCCTGCTTGGTTTCCCGGCCACCCACTTTGACCTTCTTGAGGAAACCCTATTGAGTGGCTTCTCCACAGGGCAGTTGTTCCTTATCCCCGTCCAGGGGGCAGGTGTGGTGTATAAGGTTATGGAGCTTGGCAATGCCCTAATGGTGTATGGTAGGGATGGGGTGTTCTCTGTGAGCCATTCGGAGAGTGGCCCGATTGTGCAGAGGGTATTGAGAACTGGGATTGATAGCAGGGATGCAGTGTGTGGGGATGGGTCTGAGCATGTGATGATAGGTGCCAACTCCACCATGTGGAGGATCACAAAGGATGGGCCTGAGAGGTTGGGGTATGCCAAAACCCTTGGGGTGCTGAGTGATTGTGTTGGGGTATTTGATGAGGAATTGAGGGAGTTTAGGTTTTCTGATGGCTCCACCACCTTCACCTACAGGGGAGGGGAGTTGTATAAAGAGGCCCGGCATGTGTCAGCTATGTGGGATGGTTATGGGGTTTATGAGTTTTCAAACCTCGTCTACGGGGCTGACCTCATCACCTACCCAGGGTTTGCCTCAAGTGTTGGATGGACCCTTGGCACGGCTTGGACCCACAATGCCTCTGAATTGCTGATGGGCTATGCGAAAACCGGGGCAGAAACAACCACCCTAACACAGGCCCCTGTTGTGAGTACCGAAAAGCTCTACAGGCATATGATGGAATATAAGCCTGGCATCACAGGCACGGCTACCATTATGCCTTATGTGGGTGGTGTGGCTGATCCACATGCCCCTGCTGCTATCCTCAACCAGGGATGCTACACTTCAATCATCCCTGCAGCAAACACAGGTGCAAGTGGGGTGAATGTAGTTGGGGCTGTTGGCACGGCAAGGTGTTATAGAATCACCCTGAAGGAAATCACAAACTTTTATTATGAGAGTGTGTTTGACACTGAAACCCTTACTGCTGATGACACAAAGTGGACCTGTGATCCTGGATGGGTTTATGATGAGGCCTCCAACATCTTCACAGGTACAGTGGTTACAGGTTCGGCTGTGCAGGCCTATCTTGATCAGGTAGCAACACATCGCCTTGAGGATGAATATTCATACCTCATCACTATTGATGTGGTCTGCACCGCAGGAACAGTGCAGATTGAATTTAATGGATCTGCACCAGCGGCAAGGATTATCAATGCCACAAGCACCTATGTGTTTTTGCACCCCTGCAATATTGCCTCACCTGATTTCAAGTTAACAGGGGCTGCCTTCACTGGCACTGTCACAGTGTCGGTTAAGAGGTGGTTAAGGATTAAAACCCCTGCTGATGTGGAGGGTGATCATCCCACTTTGGGTGATGTGTATATTTCCACCATGCCTACCCGCCTGGACTCAGATGAGTTGAAGAGGATAAGCTTTGTGGAGTGTGTATATAATGATGTGGCCAATGCAAGGATGAGATTGGCCTACCGCTACACAACAGGTGGCACATGGTTATACACCCCATGGACTCCTGATAATGGCCAGGGCACCTTCTATTTCGGGGTGATGGCTTTGGAATACAAGTTTCAGTTTCGTGGCACTCCAACAGTTTTGGCAGGGACAGCAACAACCCCAACCAGAGTTGAACAACTCACAGTAAAGGTAATGTATGCCGATAGTAGAAGCGCAAGAGGTCCAAGAGGCACAGGTCTACAAGCTGAGCAAGGTTGACCCGTCGGTGATGGGCCAGGACTGGCCCCTGATAAAGCAGACACTTATCGCCTCCGCCGAGAACACAGGCACCCCACTAACCGAAGGGTACCTCACATATATCCTTGATGGGATATTGAAGGGTGCTGTGACTGTGTGGGCGGGGCATGTGGATGATGAATTAAGGGGTATTGTGGTAACGGCTATAACCCTTGATCAAGGGACAGGATGCCGGTACTTGGTAGTGTATGGGATTGCATCTGTGTCATATATCCCACCTAAACTATGGAAGGCTGGATACACACGACTGGCTGAGTTTGCAAAAGCCAATGGATGTGGTTCTATGCGTGCCATGACACAAAATGATAAGGTTATAAGAAAGGTCCAACAATTTGGCGGTGACTGTAGTATCCGCTATGCAATAATGGAGGTCTGATGAGCAGCAAGACTGATCCTTCTACATACCCGAAGTATCTACAAGAGACGCATGCAAATGTTATAAGTGGCGCCGGTTGGAATTTTGCCAATGATAAGACTGACGCTCCAACAGATCCTGGCACAAGCTATACCGAGCAGTTTGTTGCTAAGTACACTACAAGTCCGCATAACCCATATGAAGGTGTTGCCACTTACAACCCCACCGGTGATATTGATGCAGTGCAGGCCAAGCTGAATGCCCTTAATTCCCTCACAACCTCAACTGATCCTGTCACAATTTGGCAGGGGATGGCTGCTGCGGCTCTTGGCCTTGATGGGTACCTGCCAGATGAGTCCACAGTGGATGAGGAGGTATTGAACTTTGAGAGGGAGCAGAAGGCAAACCTTGCGCGGGCTTATAATAGGGTTGCCGGTGGGTTTGCTGATATCAATGGCGTGGCTGGCACAGCCTTCCCTGCGGCACTTGCCTTGCTTGAATCAGACCTCTCAAATCAGATCGCCAGTTTCCAGGCAAAGCGGAGGTTGGAGTTGGGCAGGGGGCGCGCCTTGCTTGTAGCACAGGCTGTTGGAAGCATGGTGAACATTTGGAGTACCAAGGTTAATATGACCAATGCCGTTTTGGCGGGTCAAGCTGAGGTGTCTAAGTTGAAGATTGCCCTTAATAATGATAGGATTAGGGGTGATGTGGCTCTCACTGTGGATGAGATTATGTGGGAGTTTACCCTGCTGGACAGGATTGGAACCGGGATGCAGATGATTGCAGGCACCCCTGTTATCCAGCCTCCTATGTCCAAGGGTGAGGCAATGGCATCTGGCATACTGCAGTCTGGTGGATTTGCCACACAGCTTGCAATGGCAGGTGCTCCTGGTGAGGCAGTGATTGCAACCTTTTTGCTTGGCTCGGCCTTTAGTGTAGTGAATGCACTTATTTAACCCTGATTACAAAATGTAATCAGCCTGGAGGTAAAATGAAGAAGACATCAATGGCATCCCTGGCAAACATGTTTAATGCTGGGGCAATGTCAATCGCGGGCACTCATGTAACCCCTGGGATGCAGTATATGGCCCAGACGGGGGCAGCAGCGGCTGAGCAGGCGGCAAGGGAGGAGATGGAGAAGGAGGAAAAGAAAAAGAAGAAAATTAAGACTGGAAGGACCGTTGGTAAGGTTGCAGGAGCATTGATTGGCACAGCGGTAGGACAGTCGATGGCTGGAGCTGCGCTTGGATCAGCGCTTGGTGGTGCTGCAGGTGGTTTGGTGACAGGCCAAAAACCAGGTAGCGCGGCTCTTGATACACTTGTCGAGAGTGCCCCTATGGTACTCTCATATGGAGCAGGTAAGCTAGCCGATGCGATTGACGCCAAAAACCTTCCATCAGAAGGGTCAGTTGAGCAGTGGTCGGCTGATATCAAAAGCGGGAATGGCACGCTTGAGACCATCAGGGATGTGCGAGCCTCACAACCATCCCTTGATGACATCTTCAACCACCCTGGTAATAAATACCTAACAGGTCTGGCTGAGGGATTAAGGAGTGTAGACACAGGTGCATTGGCATCTCAGTTCGCAGGGATGGAATCCTACAACCAGCCATCAAATATGCCAGCGGTCTTTGGTATGCAGCCTGAGCAGCTTGCCCAGATTGAAAACCAGAAGATGGAGAGGAAGAGGTTGGTGCAAGCTGAATTGGAGAAGGAAAAGGACCGGGCCTTTGAACTCAAGCTATTTGAGGATAAGGCCAAGAATGATGAGCGGCAATTCAACCTTGAACAGTCCGCAGCGGACAAACGCCTTAAGCAGCAGTTTGGGATGGAAAAGGAACTAACCGAACAGAAGCTGTCATATGAGATCCAGGGTGACTCCATGGACCGTGCGGCAAGGGCTGAGGAAGGTAGAAAGGATAGGGAGTCACAGGAGAAGCAGACAACTGAACGCCTACAGGCTACACGGGATGCGGCTGCGGCAAGAGGTAAGGGTGGCAAAGGTGGTAGGGATTATAGTGTGTTGTCTGCCGCCGAACAGCGCAGGGCTGACAATGAAGATATGGCCTTAGCGGTGACAATGGTTGAAAAACTCCAGGCTCCAGATATTCCATCTGCGCTCGCTCTAATCCATTCAAAGGGGAGCGTTGTTGACCTTAGTGGTGGTGACACAGCAAGTGGTGAAGTTCCCAAGACAGATGTGAAGTCAGGCACAAAGGTTGAGCCCGCCGATGAGAGTGTGATTTATGGCTACACCAAGGATGGCAAACCTATTCCCTTCACATCCATATCCTTGGCAAAGAAGGCACTTGAGAAGGGTGTGATTGTTAGGTTCTCAAGTGAGTCAGATGAGGATGGCTTTTACAATGAAGGTGCGGCGCGTCCTGGTGATGGAAGTTCATACAGGCGGTATAGATAAGGGAGAAAGAGATGCCAGTTGCAAAGGCCCCCGACGGTTCCTATGTTGAGTTTGCTGAGGGCACATCTATTGATGCCATGCGTGCCTATGTGAATAAGCACCATCCAAATCCTGAAACCCTTCTTCCACCTGCCACACAACCTGAGGTTAAATCAGGGCTGCTGGATGAGTTCCAGAAGGGTGCCCGTCGGATGGGGAATATGCTTGCCGCAGATGCCACCATCCCTTATGAGATGTTCACAGGTGATACCCTGCCAAGGATGTATTATAACCGCCAGGCCCAGCGCAGGGATATATCCATGGCAGAAGACCTGCAGGGCAAGGGCGCTTGGAATACCTATAAGGAGGATGGCTTCAACGCCGCCCTTGCATATGGCCTGAACCCAAGAAGGATGGCAGCGTTTGCAGGTGAGCAGGCTCCATTATGGGCTGGTATGGCAATTGCTGGTGCTGCCACAGGTGGAGCAGCTCCTGCATCATGGGCAACAACTCAGGTTGGGCCAAAGGTTTTAGGTCTCACAGCAAAGCGTGTTTTGATGGGTGCTACCGCTGGGGCGATGGCAGGTGGTGTAGAGGGTGCCCAAACAACCCAGACAGTGATAGACCAGAATGGTGGAAAACTGAGGGCTTTGGCAGCAGGAGGGGCAATGACCCTAGCTGCAGGAATAACAAACACAGTTGGGTTTGGCCCGCTCATCTCAAAGCTACCTGCCACAGGTAGGGCTGCACTTGGTTCACTTGTTGTGAAGGCCTTGGCTGGAACCGTTGTGGAGCCCCTCACAGAGTGGGGTGAGGAACCAGCGGAGTATGCCGTCCTCAGGGCAGCCGGGTATGATGCCTCCCATGGCAACCCTGAAATAAAGGATAGGACAATTGCCCTGCTTGATCAGGTTGGCCCGCTTGCTGCAATGGGGCTGGTGTCAGGCCTGGGCGGTGCAGCCTTTGATATGCATGTGAAGGATAAGAGGGCTGTGGTGGTTACAGACCCTGCCCGTACATGGAGGGATGACCTCAAAAACCTTTCCAAGGTCAAGGGAACACCCATGACCGAGGAGGAATATAGTGCGCTGGCCTATGATGGGGTGGAGGTTGTTGAGAATGGATTGGGGGAAATGGAGGAGCGGCCCAAACTTGCTACCCTTGGAAAATTCATGGCAAGGATGAGGGTGAGAAAGGGTGTGGTTGCTCGGGAAGACCTCCCCCTTATTTATGCAACCTTCAAGGAAATGTATAAGGGCAAGGCATCCCTCCGCTCCCCCAACATTAAGGGAACCAGCTTTTCTCCTGAGACAGAGGCAGAGATGTTCCTGCATGACCAGGGGATTGCCTTTGAAACCGATGATGGATTAACAATGTTCACCCCTGAGGAGAGGGCCTCATATAGGGATGCCTTCATGAATATCCAAGGGGCAACTGAGGATAACGCAGATTTCCTCACCTCCTTCATGGAAGCCTTGATGATCCACCAGGGGATCAATGTTGGGGTGAATCCAAGGCTGATGATGGACACCACTTTTGGTGGGTTCATGCTTGGTACTGAGGAAGCTGAAACAGACACAGGGGTGACGTTTCCTGAATACACAGGGAGGGATAGAGGAGGGTTCCAGCCTAGCGGGATTGAGATGGATGGCACCCCTTCCCCTGTTGGGTTAATAAGGGTATTTGAATCAAGTGATTTCTCCACTGCCATCCATGAGTTTGCCCACTGGGCTTCATGGAACTCAGAGGGGTTGATGCGGGAGGCTATTGTTAATGCCGCTGGGGTTAAGAAGAAGGGGGCACTGGTTGATATTGCAGGGTGGAACAGAGACCAGCATGATAGCTTTGCAAGTGGGTTTGAACGCTATTTGATGACCAAGATGGCTGACACTCCTGCCCAGGCGAAGGTGTTTGAGAAGATCAAAACCGAATTCCAAAAGGTATATGGTACATTGAGGGATGCGGTGTTGCCATCACTTAATAAGAAGATGGTGCCGGTTTATGATCTGATGCTACACGGGTCTGACATCAACACAGCCCAGCAGGAACTCATTGATGTTATGGAGGGGAGGGGGAGTGATGTGGAACTTGGGCAGCCCAAGAAAGAGAAGAACCCAATCATTGACCTTGCTGTTGTTATGGGTAAGCGTAATGTGTATAAGGTAACAAGGGCAGATGGGTCTGTGAGAGAGGAGAAGGGAGGGAAAGAGATTGATGCCTTTATGGAGGAGGATGAAAGGCCAGCTGTCCCCGCCGACACTGCAAAGATAGCAAGGCAGGTTAGGGCCAAGACCATGGCAGAGGCAGAGAAGATGGCCGCCCTTCCAAGTAAGGCCCCTGCAAAGGTGAAGGCAAAGGCCAAGGTGAAGAAGGTATCTGGTCCTGATACCCTTATTGATTATGAAGCAAGGAATAAGGAAACAGTGGGGGACAGGAAAAGGAGGTTTGAGCGGCAAACCAGGGAGGAGGCATTAACCCTTGCAGCTGAGAGGAATAAGAGGTTTGGCAAGAAAAACCTGCAGGCTGAATTAAAGCACAAGCATGCCAAAGGGGAGGTGATCACCAATGTGGACCTGCAGGCTGCCCTATTGAGTGTGCATATGCGGGAACATCTTGATGACATGCTGACCCTTGAAAACCTCACCGATAAGGACCTTGACCACTACCGTAAATACCAGCAGGACCTGGGGTATATCCTAAAGGACTTTGCAAGTCAGGCGGGCCAAAATTTGCAGGTTGTGAAGTGGTGGAATGCCCTGGGTGAGCTTGCAATGATGAGGGAAAAGGTGAATGAACTAGGCCAAGCTGAAAGGGAAATGGTGCTGGCCACCGACCTCACTGATTTGAGGTCAATGCAAAATACCATCAACGCCGTGAAAGAGAAATCCCATGTGAGGTGGATCAGGTGGATGTTTTATAATAGCTTGCTCTCAGGCTACACTAACTTCAAGAACACAGTTGGCAACACCATGAATGCTGCCTATGAGGATGTGCACTCCTTTGGCATGGCCCTCACTGATATGTTTAAGGTTATGGCCTTTGGTGGGCAACGGCAATACTTTATGGCTGAACCTTTCCTTATGCTGGAGGCACAGCTTAAATCACTGGTTGATGGGGAATTGTGGCGTGCTGTTGGTGGGGCCTTACTTGGTGATTTGGAATCAAGGTATGAAACCAAGCTGGATGATGAGATGGCCCACACCACCCAGCTTGTGCAGAGGCAACTAAACCTCAAGCTAGGCAAGGTCATTGGCACCACCATCAACCTTTCCCTTAATGGCCTCAAAGCAATGGACGTGTTTGCAAAGGGCATGGCTGAAAACTCCATGACCCAGGCCATTGATTACAAACTCCTCAAAATCCATGAGCTATATGGGGATGAAGGGGTGGTGAAGTTCAAGGATGAGTTTGTGGCTAAGGAACTTGCCCTATCACAGAAGTATAGCACCTCGAAGAGTGAGGAGGACTTGCTTACCTCCAGGCTTGGCAAGCAGATGAAGAAGGAATTGAAAAGCAGTGATAAGTTTGGGATGGCGCGGGCCAATGCCATTGCAAGGTTTTCTGAACATGCCACCTTCCAGGATCAGGCTGGGAGGGGATTGAAGGGGCTGGCCTCTGCACGGTCTATTGTGCCTGGACTTGGAAGAGTGATAATGCCCTTCCTGCAGACCAATGCCAACATCATGAGACGAGGGTTGGAACTTACCCCTGGGATTGGCTTGGCTATACATGCCATGGGCAAAACAGACTACACCCTTACCGAGGCTTTAACCAAGCAGCTTGAAGGGGTTGGGATAACCTTGGGGGTGATGTCGATGATGAATATGGATAGGTTAACAGGTGATGCCCCAGATGATAAGGAAAAGAGGGATGCTTTTTACAGGGAAGGTAAACTCCCATATAGCATTAAGTTTGGCAACACCTGGATTAGCTACCAGAACCTTGAGCCCCTTGGTTTCCCAATGGGGATCATGGCAGACCTCATAGGTGAATGGAAGGCTGCACATGAGGAAGGGGCTGAACAGCACAACATGCATCTCTTCTCCACCATGGTCACAACCGCCAAAAACTACATCATTGACCAGAGTTTTGTGTCAGGTGTGGGGCAGGTGATGGGTGAGGATTACAAGTTTCAGAATTTCATTGCCCGCACCTCCACATCCCTTGTGCCCTTTAGTGCATTCTGGAGGATGATGAACGAAGACTGGCATGCTGTGACAGATAAGGAAGTGCCAGTGTATGATAGAGACAATGTGGCTGGCTTGTTCTGGAATGCCACTCCTCCAGGGGTGATGGACCTGCTGGTGAAGAAGGGTGTGATTGAACCCCCCAAGCAAAAGATTGATGCCTTTGGCACTCCTATCACAAAGCCTGTTGGGTTTTGGGGAATGTGGCTATCACAAAATATCAGGACCGGTGTGGAGGATGCTGTGGAAAAGGAGATGGGGATGGTAGGGTATTACCCTGGCACACCCAACCCCTACTTCACCTATAACAAAGAAAATATTCCAATCCCAGATGATGTGTATGCAGAGTACGCTGTGGAGTATGGACTGGCCACCAAGAAGGCAGTGGAGACAATCATAAGCCGTCCTGCATACAAATCTGCATCGAAGGAAAAGAAGGTTGATATGATCAGAGGGGCGGTTGAGAGGGCAAGGGACCCCATCACAAACAGGATGAAGATTAAGGTTAGACGAGGGCTCAAGAAATAGGGATGTGATGGACGGGGGCCTGGTTACAAAATGTAATCAGGCTCCCAAAAACTTCCCCTGGCTTCCTTTATATGTGATCATCAAATCACTTCCCTCCTCCATCCTCTCCAGAGCAATAACCTCCATACTTGCAAGGGTGCGCAACATATCCTGGAACTCATCCCTGGTGACATCCTTATAAAATTCCGATAGCAGCATGGAGTACCTGACCTTTTTCTTTTTGGCAATGGTGGCAATCAACCTCGGATAGAGGTCAGCAAACACTGTGCGGCCATATGCCCTATACACATTGGGCATCACCTCTTCTGTTCTTTCCAATAGGGCCACCGACCTCTTAAAGTCCTCAGCTGTGATGATCATATCCCCCCGCCTGGATGCAGACATAACCATTGCCAACTTCCTTAGGTGGGTGGGGCGGCGCTCAAGGTATGGGCCAAACTGATGGTCTTTGATTGCAGGCTCACTACAATGTGCCACATACCAATCCCCATATAGGTCAAGGAATTCTGGGGTCATCTTATATTCCCCACACAAACTCCACATCAATTCAAGGTCCACCATCAAATCACATCTCAGCTTCTCTTCCTCAGGTGTGATGATGGGGAAGGGCACAATCTTGCTCTTCTTATCCCCATACACAAATATCATCCTGCTTGTGAACCCACCTCCAATCACTTCTTGCGGGAAGGCTATTTGGATAAGCTCAGGTGTGGTGGCACCCAACAGGTTAAGCCAAACCCCTTCAATTGAGTTGGTGCCCTTGTTCTTGGTTCGGTACGTCCACACATCACCACAGTCAAATAGGTCACACAGGTCCTTGATGAGTTGGGCATTATCCCTATTAACAAACACCACCAACTCTGGGCTTATCACAGTGATGGATGAATGTGACACAAAGTCACCGGTTTTTGGATCTGTCACCACTGTGAGGCAGTCAGCCATCTCAGCAATTAATGCCTCACGGGTGATACTATCGGCCGACATTCTTATCCCCACCTCCCTCAACATCTTCTTCACAGGGGTGATGGCTGTGCCTTTCCTACATCCACTTGGCCCTACAATGGCGATGTAGAAATTTGGGTATGTGGAGGTTTCCCAGGTTGTGAAGCATTTCCTCTGCAGCACCGAGGCAAGGGCAGACACCGCAACCCATTCCTTGAAGAGAGTGGGCGGCTCACTATTGTCAACAAACTTAAGGTATGAGGTAATCCAGTCATCACATCTCTTTTTCATTATACACCCGCTCCAACTCCTTGAGGGTTTTTAGTTCAACCATGTTGGCAAAACTTGTTCCCATCTTAAAGTCTGCGGGGATTATAAATGGCTCCTTCCATGGCACTGGCTCCTCCATCAATTCCTTCACCTTCAGGCATAATTCTGTGATGCGCTCCCATCCAACCTCCTTTGGTATCTGGAATACCAAACTATCATGCACTTGGTTTAACAACTCCAACCCCTCAAAGGTGGTGCTGCGCTGGTCCCACATCTGACACAACACCCTATTAATTTTATGTGCAATGGTGCTTTGGGCTACATAGGCAAAGGCATCCTGGTCAACCTCGCCCATCTGGCCAAAGAACCTTCTTTGCTTTCCATAGCAGTTAACCACGGTCATACTCTTCCTCAATTGCTCCCTCACCCATAGGTGGAAGGTGCCCCTCACCCCTGGGTAAATGCGATGCCATCCCTCCACCAACTCTTTGGCCTGCATCTCAGGCAACTCAAAACGGAGGGCAAATGCTCTATACCCAAGGTTATAACCAAGGGAGTGGTTCATCTGCTTGCCCCAATACCTCTGGCTCTTTGTCCCATCACCCACATATGAGGAGCCCGGGGCTTTACTCACATCCTCAATCTTCACCCCAAACATGTTGGCGTAGGTGAGACTATGGACATCAACTCCCTTTATAAAGGCCTGCTTCAATGCAAACTCATCGGCCACCCAGGCCACGGTGCGGTTCTCTGCCTGGGAAAGGTCTGCCTCAAATCCAATATACCCATCATCAAATAGCATCCTCTTCTTAAAGGCCGGGGCAAGGTTCTGCATGTTCCCGCCTGTGTTCCATAGTGTGTGGCGGGAGGAGAGGCGCCCGGTGTTTGTGCCACTTGGGTCAAAGAAGCATCTAATCCTATGGTCTGGGTCAAGGTTCATGGTGGCATATGTGTTGAGGAGTTTGGAGTTCTTGCGAATGTTACCAATAACCCTTGCCTCTTCCACCCCCTTCCTTGCCAGCCTCACCAACGCTGTGACATCAGTTGTGACCCGGCCCTTCACTGTGTAGGGTTTATGGCCAAGGGTTTTGTAGAAGTAATTCTTGAGCTGGGTAGGGGAGTTGGGATTAAGGTCAGCCACACCGTGCTTTGCTGCCATCTCCTTCAATAAAGCGGTGTCATTTTTCACTTCCTGCTCAAGGGAAAGTGAGAAGGCTTTAAGGTCCTCGGTGTTTACCTTAATCCCCCGTTCCTGCATGTACATGATAGAGGGGATGATGTCAACCTGGGTGCGGTAAAACTCCTCCTGCCTATACAACACAAGGAAATCCTTCAACTGCTTCCAGCACTCCATTGTGACAAGGGCATCCTTGGCATTATACTTCCAATACTCAAGGTCATCCACAAACCCACCCTTATGCCTCTCGGCCCCATCATCCTTATAGAAGGGCTCATCTGTGAGCCATGATGTCTGGAAGGCCAGGCCCTTTGGAAAGTCAGGGAATAAGAGGTTGTGGGCAATCATGGTGTCTTCAATACCCCTGGTGATGATGCCCATGAAATGGTATAGGAAAGTGCAGTCAAAGTTGGCGTTCTGGATAACCTTTGTGATGGACGGGTCCTCAAGGATTGAGGTTATTTCCCTCCACAAGCACATCTCATCAAACAGGGAATAATATTCCCCCATCTGGGATGTGAATGGGATGGATATACCAATATCAGGGGAGGAGGCAAATGATATACATGACACCGCATTGTTGCTGGTTTCAATATCAAAGCACACCTCCTTTGCCTCCTTCATCTTCTTCAAGAAGGCCAGGGCTGTATCAATGGTGGGGGCGAGGATGTATTCACGCTTTGGCAAGGTGATGAGGGGGGATGCCTTTTGGATGGCAACCTTCTTCAAATCAGCAGCAACCATGGTTTTATAAACCGGGTTCCTCAGCACCGCTGCAGGATGGATTGTGGGGATAACCTTCCTCCCACCAAATTCCTCTGTGGCTTGGAGGATTGAGCCCCTCCATTTTGTTATACCCTTCTTGCCTGTGAGGGCATACAGTGCCACACCTCCCAATGCAATGATCACATTGGCGGTGCAACCTGCTAACTCATCTCGCAGGATTGCATGGTGGGCATGGTATTCAGGGGTGGGCTTTGCCACCCTCCCACTCAAATCAATAAACTCACTTATCTGGTTGGCATTAGGCTGCTCCTTAATCACATTGGTGATATAGGAGGCATGGCGCTGGATACCAACGGTTGCCAGTAAGGAATCCAGCATCTTCCCGGACACACCAACAAAGGGCTTGCCTGTGAGGGCTTCATGGGTACCGGGGGCCTCACCCACAATTGCCACTTCACAATTCTTTGGGCCTTCACCTGGAACTTGGATTGTGATGGACCTTGTTCCCGGTAGCTGTATTTGCGATGGAATGGTCATTCATCCTCCTTTATGCACTCCGCAAGCGCTTTCTGGATCACACTAAGCTTTTTCTCCAACCTAACTTTATAATCCGCCATTAGGCTTAGAGCCTGCTCAGTAGCCTCACTGTCAAGAGATATCAAAACTGTGCTTGATCGTGGGCTGCTTGTGCAAACATCACTGGGTATTTCCCAGCCCAGGCATAGCTTCGAGCTACTTTGAAAGGACATTATGTCTTGCACCCGTCTTTCAAGATACATCTCTTCTTTTACAGCTTCGCGCATGTTCATACACTATTCCCTTATCCGTGGGTAGGTTTCTAGGCACCGCTCGGTAGATGATGTGCATCCACATTGAGGACATTCCACACGGTTACTTCGATCTCCCAAATAAGCAGTGAAGATCTTTCCACACCTCTCACACAGAAGCCACCAACAGGGTTCCAGCATTTTCATAGCTACTCATCCTCCCTTCTTTCCTAACTTTTTCAAAGCCTTTGCACCTTTTGGGGTGATATAATAGATCTTAGTATTTTTTGGGATGAACAACTCGGGGTGCTCATCTATGAACTTGTGCCCTTCCTTTGCCCAAGATGACTCTTCTGCCTGGGCATTCCCGCCAGTGTATTGGGCAAGTGCATTCATTACCCCAAGGGCCGCGGTGCGGCGCTTCATAGCCCCATCTCCTTCTTCACTGCCGCCTGGGCCGCTTGCAGAAAACAGTCATTGCAATGTATAGCAGCACAATTTTTGTCTGTGTCAATACACTTGCCCCCATTGTTGGCGAGCCACTGTGCGACGCGCTTCCAGTACGCGGCGGACTGCTCGGTACTGCTGCTTTGGGTTGGGAGTATGTGTCCTGAATGTGGATAACCCATTGCGAATTCATCAGCAACCATTTCAGGGTCCACGACAATCCGAGGAAAGGTTCGCTCGATAGCAGCATCAGGCTCCCAAAGCACGCCCTCCCCTTTGCAGGTGGGGCACCGTATGGAATACACGGAAACCTGAGAGTTAGTGTTACTTGCCGCCTCGTAGGGCGTTCTAAATACTACACACTCCCCTTGGCACCTTGGGCATAGGTGTGGTGTGCTCATTTCCATCCCTTTCCCTTGCACGCGGGGCAGTCCCGCTCCTCGCCGCCCCATTGCTCGATGTAACCCTTGCCGTTGCAAAGTATGCAATGGGTCTTCTTGGCATCTGCAACCGGGTAGTACAGTCCATCCTGCACGTTGTACTTCGCCGCCTCGCACTCGTCCATATTGGGATCGCCACAGGGGAACAGGCCGTTGTTCCCAAGAGCGAAGCCACAGCCGCAACTGTCGGGTATGCACAGGCCGTCGCAGCCGTGCGCATTCAGCCAGTCCGCAACGATGTCTTTGATGGTCATGCTTTGTGTTCCTCCGGCGGTACGATCTCCGCCCACTGAATTACAATGTACCCGCGAATGAGGTTTTCTGTCTTACAGCAAACATCACCCAATAAGGCAATATAGGACTTCCGTGTACCGGGCGACACTTCCTGAATTTCCACGAGATACCACTTGTCAGGGTCCGGCGTCTCGGTTGTCCACTGCAAAGCGGCGGGCTGTTGTAAGTTTTTGGACGTACAGTATCTACGCAATGTACACGGAGTGGGATTTCCACTAAGCTTCTCGCACACATCACAGTTCATGGCTGCTCTCCTTGAAGCAGGGCAACTTTCGCGCGGAGCTTGTCCCGCTGCTTTTCGAGACGGCGCTTGTACCCTTGCAGTGCGCGGTTGATTGCGGCATCCGCCCGATTCGCTCATTCTTGGTCATAGTCATAACACCCCTCTTTGTAGTACAGATCCCATGATGATTGACTCATAATGTCTTCCGCCGCGTACATATCGCTGCCTTGATACTGTTCCAGTGCCTTGATTCTGCGCGCCTGGATTACGGCGATGTCCTGGAGGTTTGGCGCGGGCACAAATTGCGGACAGAACGGAGGATCATCTACCAAGATAGGGATGCACCCGGTTATGATGCTCCCATCGCGGGGAGCCCTCTCGCACCACTTACAGGCGTTTTTGTTCATTGGGGTCTCCTCTCAAACTTGTGCAACAACTTCGTATGTTGCCCTGTAAAGCGGTGGACAGCCTTCTCTGACCGGCGACATGACTACCTGCTGTACCCTGTCAAGCCATTCCGCTACCTCATACCGCTGCTCAGTGCTCATGGCGTCGAGGTTGTACACGATGATTTCTGCAAAATGTTTATCCACGGGGATCTCCTTCCAGGTAATGGCCGAACATTTCCTTGCACGCGGCGCTGGTCTTCGGACCCGCCCAGCCATCAACCATGAGCGGCATCACACTAAGATTGCTGTTGTAGCACCGCTGAAAATCTCGGGTGATTATTCGCTGTTTTTGCTCAGTGTTCTTGGCGTCGAACACAATCCACGGCCTGCTGGCCGGCGGCGGAATCTGCTGCTGGAATTCATCCCGGTACCGCAGTACCTTCTTCACGTAGTCCTGCGTCTCCTTGTAAGGGGGGATGGTGTAGTTGTACTTCTTAACTGCACCTGGACCTGCATTGTAGGCGGCAATTGCCAACTCCACAGGCTGTAAGCAATGGGCAAACGTCACCAGCATCCTATAAAGGTACTCCACCCCGCCGAGGATGTTCTCTCGTGGGTCCAGATAATCAACACCAAGCTCCTTTGCGGTCGCGGGCATCAACTGCATCAGCCCGCGCGCGCCACAACTGGAAATGGCGTCCTCCTTGAAGCCTGATTCCGCCTTGATGATTGCCAGCACCAGCGCCGGGTCAACACCCTGCTCACGCGCGGTCTGTGTTGCGAACGTGACGATTTCTTCGTAGGTCATTTCCACACCTTTCCTTTCATCTTTTCAGCCAGCTTTGTTGCCTTTATCACAGCTTCATCATCATGCCCCAATAACCTCATGGTTATCATCTTCTTGCCAATGGCTGTGATCTTGAACCAGCTATGCTTTACCCTTAACACCTCACCTTTCCTAAAGGCAAACTCCTTATAATCAGGGGTGATGGCCTCGGCGTTCTCCACTGACATTGGTTTGAAGCCTCCATTTTTTGTGTCAATTATCACTCAAACCCCTCCAGCGTTACCGACTCTGACATCACCTTGTTCCAAATCTCCATTGTGATTTTGATGTCATATAGGGCATCATGGAGCTTTGAGTCATCCACCTCAACCCCCAATGCCCTTGCTACAGTGTGGAGTTTGAAGTCAGGCAATTCATGCCGCTTCTTCAGCAGCTTGCACTGGGCAAGGCGCATCACACAGATGTCAGGGAAGAAGAAATAGGAGCCAAAGTAATTGTCCCCTGCTTTCTTAAACCAGGCCCGCAAATGCTCCATATCAAAATTTGCATTGTATGCAATGAAGAACATCTTGTCCTGCTTGTTGTAGCGGTTCACACGGCTACTCAACAGGGTGATGAATTCTTCATATACAGATTGTGGGGTTTTGAAGGCCCTCAACTCATCCTCGGTGATGCCCCCAACCTCCAATGCTTTGGCATCCACCACATCCCCATGGAAGGGGGAACACTTAAAGTTGAACCACCTATTCTCAACCTGGGGCTGGGTAAGGCACCCTGCAATCTGCCATACCCCATGACGGCCGGGGTATAGGCCTGTGGTTTCAAGGTCAATGAAACAAAACTTCATGGCTTCTCCTTCCATACACTGCATTGCTTACCATCTGTTTGTGCTTCTGCCTTAAGGGCTGTTAAGTTGCACATACTACCGAGGGCATAATTTCCTGACCAAAAGTATTGGCAGTTGGCACACGTGTGCTCTTTGGCTTCTTTAGGCTGGTTTGAGTCAACCCAGTACTCGCAGGAGAGTCCTCGCTCACGTAGTCTACTCTCTATTTTGAGTCCGGTCAAACCGCAGCCATAGTCAGTATCACCACAGCAGGAGTAATTGACCTGTACATATTGGCACGTGCCACAGCATTTGATACTACTGATGGCAAATAGTCTTGTGACATCAGCCTGCAGCCGATTGATTGCTGTCACAATTTTCCGGTGTAGATCATCCATTATATGCCTCCTCGTCATCCAGCCCGTCAAGGTATTCCTCAATGGCCTCTTCATATTCACTATCCTCCTCGGTTTCAATGTCATCTATCTCATCCCCAAGCACCTCATGGAATTCAATATCATCCTCACCTTCCTTTTCCTCAGCAAGGTGGGCAGGTGGGCGGTTGGTTTTGAGTTTTTTGATGTATTCAGGATTAAGAAGGGCATCATTGGACGCCATAACCTTTGCCACAAACTTATCCTTATAAAGCTGTGATAGATCACACCCTTCAACCTGCACCCCTAATCTTGTACAGGCAATGATACTATTTCCACTCCCAAGGAAGGGCACCAAGACCCGATGGCCATAGGCGGCAAACAACTCATAAATCCACTCCATCACCTTCACAGGTTTTTCGGCGGGATGGGATTTCAGATGGGCGGGGTCTCTTGGGAAGGTGATCACATCACATTTACCCCGCTGCAGGAGGGCTGGCCGACCCTTCCTGGCATAAAACATACATTCATACCCCCTCCCAAGGTAGGTGTCAGGGTTCATGGTCATCCCCCCACTTCCCTTATTCCAGATGATTGGAGCAGCAACCTTAAACCCCACATCCACCAGGGTTTTCCATATCAGCCCTGCCCAATCAGGGGAATGCCACATCAATAGCCATCCATTTGGCTTCAATACCCTATGGCATTCCATTATCAACTTCCGCATGAAGATTGGATAATCCTTAACCTGCACTGCCTTATATTCATTTGGCTCAAGTGCCTGGGCTTCACGCATGGTGTTCTGCTTTTTCAAGAACCCATCAAAGTTGATGCCATAATCAGGATCACATTCCACCACATCGTAGGTGAAGGGCTTAACTCCTCGCATAAACTCAAAGGTATCAACCACATGGTAGGCATCAATCATGTTCTTATTCAACTCATCCCGCGGGGTGATGACAATCTTTTCCTCGGCACGCTTTGCCAATTCCTCAAGGATTGCCTTCTCCCTCAGCCTATCATTCAACCGCACCGCCTCATCCTTGGTTTTGCATTTCCTCAATTCGGGGTTATTTTCCAGGGCCTCACTCAATTCAAGGTCCCTGCTTATGGATGCTGTGGATTTGCCAACCAGGGCAGCGGTCTTTTCTTGAGTCCATCCGTTATCCTTTGGGGATATCTTTTGCCCATGCTTTTGGATACGAATGGAATGAATTTTCTTCACTGTAGCCACTCTATCCTGCCATGTCATATCCAGACGGGCCACATTCTCCAGCAACTCAATCTCCAACAGGGTTTCTTCGGTTGTACCCTTGGGATAGATGCGCACCAACACATCCTGCTTACCGGCCTGCTGGAAGGCAACAAACCTTCTCCCACCTGCCACCAGCCTGTATGGCTTTTCCTCGTTGTCTGTTTCAACAACGGCGATACTCTGGATTTGCCCAACCTCTGTCTTGGCTGACTCCACAATGTCTGTGATGTCGCCGTTATCAGTGCGGGCGCGCTCACCCACCTCAATCAGGGATGTGGGTATGAGGCCATACTTCAACTCACCCATCTTCTATCTCCTTATTCCTCTTCCCATTCTGCATCCAAGAGTTCCTCTGCCATCCACTCAACGGTGGCTTCTAGCTGCTCACGACACTCCACAGGATCATTGGGGATAAATATCACCATGCCGTAACTTGTTTCGGTTCTGAACCTCATCACTTTAACCCCCTCTTCAACACCAGGGCATTAAGGGCCTTCTCTAGGTCCCCTGCGGTAATGCCATCCAAGGCCTTCTTGATTTTCTTACTCTTGCTTTCTGAGCCAGGCTTTTTCTTCCTCTCAATGTGAGGGCGCTGCCGACGTGCTGTTCTGATATCCTCCAGGTGGGCGAGCAATTCCTCCTCTGTCATGGTGGACATGTCTCTTTTGAGGTCTGCCAAGTCCATTGGTTATCCCTCCACCTTTAGAAGCTTTATCCTCTGGTCGATGATTGATGCACAAAAGGTGATGCCTTCCTTCTTAATCCCCTCACTCACTTGGATAGCCAATTCCTCAAACACGGCCCTCTTCAAACCGTGGGGGATTTGCTTACGGAGGGCCATGTACAATTCCTCATCTATCTCAATGGTTAAACGGTAATTACCACTCATCTTTCACCTCCACTGGTTACATAATGTAATGAGGATGGGGACTCAACTTCCACTACAGGTGGAAGAGGTTGTCGGGGGTGTTGGGCAACATACCCAAATTTGTCCCCATCCTCATCACAAACCTTCATCCCTTACTTAGGGGTCGCAACCCGCTTCACGCTGTTTTGCTTACCGTACTCATCACTATCTTCCTCGCGCAGGATCGCCCAGTAGGTCATGCCCACAAGGCAGTCGGGGTTGGCGACAAACTCACTCACCGACACCCCAATGGCGTTGAAGAAGGTGCGCAGGCCCAGGAGTTTGTTGTTCTTTTTCTCGTTGGTGTCATCATCCTTGGGGAAGAACAGGAAATGGGAGATGGTCTTCACCATCCCATGGTTTAGTACCCCGCAGGTGAGACGGCAATAATTCTTCTCATCATTGGGATCAACGGCCCGAATTTCCAACTGGGCCTCTGTGCCATCGGGCAGGGTTTCAAGTTCAACCGCTTCATCCAGGTTCACATCCATAAAGCTCAGGTCCATGGTATTGTCCTTTCTCACTTACACAAGTTTCGGTTTGTCTTCACAGCTAAATCCACACTTCCTCAGCATTGCCTTAATGTTCGGTTCCTCTTCCTTTTTCAGCTTGCCTTCTCCTCCCATTCTTGTTGTGGCCAGGTACTCACCATCATTTTCTGTGAGCAGCACACGCTGCACACCAGATGCTGACTGCCTTGTTTTCAGGACATACATCTCCGGCATGTTAATGGGGACATAATTCTTACTACTCCCCGGCAACATGATACTCCGAAGGTACTGCATGGTGTTCTCATCAACATCCCTCCCCACATGGCCCAACAACAGAGTGTTGCAAGGGAGGGCGCCCATTGAACGAGTGATCATGGTGAAGAAGTTGAGGTATCCACCCCAATCCTGGATCCTCATGCCCTGCTTCTTCTCATCCAGTTTGGTGTGCATGTCGGGTAAGGACCGGCCTTCCTTCTTCATCAACTGCCATGTGAGGGCCTGACCGAAGGTGGTGGTGCTATCTAGGATATAGGTACCAAACATCCCAAAGAAGCCTGCCCTCCCCCTCTCATTATAGGTGCGTTCCCACACATCTACCAGGGGTTCAGACGGGGATGCCTTTTCCCACCTGTTATCCACCACAACATCACCCTTTTCAATCATTGCCTTCAACACCGTTGAGCCACCTGGGTCCCAGCAATCGATGAAAATGGGTAGGGGGCAGGTTTTGGCCAAGGATGTCTTGCCTGCACCTTTCTCCCCAATGATGATGGCATGCATCTTGTCAATGCCCTTGGATTGGGTATACATCTTTCTGATGTCATCCACCATCAATTTCAATGCCTCATCCATCACACACCACTCCTATCTTCTTTTCTCCACTACACACCACACACTGCTTTATCTCCTCCACCCTGGCCAAGCCTGTGTACACCACCACTCCAGCGGCTGCCGCCTGTACTGCATGGGTGAAGCATAGGGTATTGCCTATGCTATCATAAAATAGTGGGGCGCAATCAATACTCACCTCAATTGGCATCTTTCATCACCTCCTTCACATCCATCACAACCTTTCCCTTTTCCTCCAACGGGTTCCAGAATTCCTCCACCATCCCTGGCGGAGGGGTCTTACACCTCTGCAGGGGGTTGGGCCACGCCATACAGAAGGGATGGAATTGGCATGTGGTGTACTGGCAACACGCCTCGGTGTTCATGGGGAAGGCCTTTAACACATCACCTTTCCCATCCACTTCATCCCTCAACACCTCATATTCGGTGAGGATTGACTCAATCCAATACTGCACTGTGACCCACCACTGTAACATCTGCGGGTCCATCATCCTCACTGGCACGCGGGCAAATCCAATCCCCTTCTTTTGGAATATTGTGCCATTGATTGTTATGCCATATACCTTATCCTCCCCTCCATAATGGGCGCGCAAGGCATGGGTGTAGGTGCCCACTTGGGTTGACAACTTGAATTGGTCAGCCCAGGTGGCTGTGTTGTACTTGGTGGTTTTGTGTTCAAGGGAACTTACACCCTCTGGCCCTTCCACAATGGTGTCAATCTTGAAAAACAGCTTTACCTTCCCCAAACTACCATCAAAGACTGGCACACTCCCTGTGACCTCTGTGTGTAGGACCTTGAATTCATCCTGCTTATAGTGCACACAGTAATCACACAACGCCTGGAAGGCAACATCAGGGTTTTTGGGGGCCATCTCCACATCCCAGGACTCATCAAACTCTGCCCTATAGATGGCCAGGAACTTATCAAATGCCGCAGGCACCTCCTTTATGGCATATCCCACATCTGGCTTGGTAATCATGAGATGTTCCATTGCCTCATGCCAGGCTGAGCCAAACACCAAATGAATATTCTTGCCCTCCCCTCTCCACCCCAACACATGCCTGAAGAAATACTTCCTTGGGCAGGTCATGAATTCCCTAATCTTACTACTGTCCAGCACTGATACCTCGGTGATCATCATTCCTCCTCTTCCTGATCTTCCTGGATCATTTCTATAAGGGGTATAAGCTGTGCTGAGGCCTCCAGTGGGTCCATGAACTCCATTGTGATGTGGCCATTGTAGGTATCAATAACCTTCATGGTGAAGATCTCAACCAGGCCATCCACCCTTACCACCACATCAACATGCTGGCTAATGTGATCTGGCACTGTGCTTCTTATCTCTATGGTCCTGACAATGTAGGGGTCAATGTTCATGGTGGCCGTCCTTTGGAATTGGAGGCTCATAGAATGTCCTGTTGTCAGCAAGCTCGGCAAACATCTCGGTTGCATCCAGAACAACACAACCTTTTATTGTGACCTCAAGCACCTCTAGTTGGAAGGTCAGGTTGATGTTGCGTTTTCGGATTGTTACTTCAATGTGGGATGGGAGAGCCTTTCCACATTGTGGAAATGCCAGCTCAATCGTGTTCACAAAGACCTCCCTTCTTCCTTTTTGTAGGGGAGGAGGAGGGTGTCCGCCTCCTCCTCCACCCACATTCCTAATTAGCCAAGCAGGGCGGCCAGGAAAGCCTTGGGATCGGCCTGGAACTTGGCCAGGTCTTCATCCGAAAGCTTGTTAAGAAACGCCGACACTTTGCCTGCACCCGCAGTGCCATCGCTGGTGCGCACGCCTGCCACCTGGGGAACCCAGTCCGACATGGCATTCTCCACATCCTCCGCGCTGTTCTTGAACAGCTCATCCTTATCCTGGGCATTCAGCAGCGCGCTGATCTTGTTGCGGAAGGCTGTTTTGGCGCCAATCACAAACTGGCTGAAAACCACATCCGCGCCGTACCGCTGCAGGGCGTCATCCAGGTTGTCACCAAAATCATAGGCCATTTCCACACTCACGCCGTCGGTACGATTGACCTTAACCTTTACCTCTGCCATTGTGATGTCATCCTTCTTTGTTTTTGTGTTTTGTTAAACCGGACCCAGCAAACCATTCACTTATCCTATACCAATTCCCTCCTTTCTATTTACCTCGCCAAAGATGTCATCGGTTAAAGTGGTCGGTGTCTTGGACATCCTCTCTGCCGCCTGTACCAAGGGAGTTAAATCCCGTCCGACCACTCTTGGGGCCTTGTTGAAGGTGTCAATGAATAACACCTCTGCCTGGGATGAGGTGAGGGGCTCTTGGCCCTGCAATAGGGCCGCCTCATACACAATTTCCACCGCTGTTTTCACAAGGTCATTGCGGGAGGTGATTTTGTGGCCCTTCTTCTGCAAATGAGCAAGGATTGTTGCCAATTTACAGACATCACATCTCACCGATATGACTGTGGTTTGCATTGTGTCCCTCCATTGTGTTAATTATACCATATTTGTGCGGGTTTGTCAACCCATATTTTTGCACAAATTTTCACAAACCCACACATTTGACCCTATTTCCCAATGTTAGGCCACACCGCTTCCAGCATGGTGAGGTCTCTACACACCTTCACAGCGTCATTGGTGGTGCAGAAATCATCGTGGTCTTCCTCATCCACTGCACACCCACAGCATGTGCACACACCTCCGTCATACATGGCTGTGATCATTTCCTGGATGAAGGAAATTGCCTCCTCGGTCACAACCCGAGGGCGGATAAATACCTCTTCAAAATCCTTCTTCATCCTCTCTGGCACTGTGATCACACCCAGGGGGGTGCCATTCATGAAAAACTGGTATAGGGTGTGGGTGCCGTTCTCCACGGTTTTCACTCTTAACATTCTTTTTCCTCCTCTTCTATCTGGTTGATTCTGATTGAGTAAAGGGCAGGCGGGAACTCTTCTATCTCCATGTCATAGCGGCCGACGGGGCTGCTATCATCAAGGAGGAGGGCACCTGTCCTGTTTTCAAGGCCGCTCTTAACAATGCCTTCTGCAACTCTGCATAGGGCTTTTGTGATGATGTAGCTGAACTGCTTATGCATATCATCCTTCACATGAATTGTGATGTTAACTTTCATTGCGGCACCTCATAATTTTCAAGTGCCTTGCACTGGCCAAGGGCACGAAGGGAGGCGCTTATGAAGGGTTCATATACCTTTTCATCAAGGTAGGTGCCCTCCCAGTCATGGTGGAGGATGAATTGGATGGCCTCCTTGGTGGAGTCAAACCACCTAATATCATCATACAACCTATCCATCAAAGCCTGGATATCCTCATAGCTTTTGCAGGCCCGCAATGCATCACACACACTACAGCTTCCCCATCCAAAGCAGAGGTAGCCGAAGGTGTTACCTCCCTTATACAACACAAGGGTGCTGCCCTGGTAAGCATCCTCATCAATCTGGACCACGATTTCACCCAATTCATTCAGGATTGGCTGGTAAACATCCACACAGTCATAGCATTCAAACTCCACATCGGGGTATAACTCTCTTGCTGTTTTCACTTTCCTTCTCCTTCTTCATCCTGATTACAAAATGTAACCAGCTTTGCCACAAAATCCACCATACCCAGGCCATGCTGATACCGTATTGGCAATCCCTCATGATAGGCAAGATCAAGCTCTGCTTCCATGCCCACTGTTGGCTCACCCAGCACGGCCACAACATCACATCTCTTGAGGATTTCCTGGTACATCTCCAGCCAAAACCCTTCCTCTCCGCATCCATGAAAATTCCTGCTGTTTAGGTGCGGGGCTATATACCCAACACCATTATCTCCCAATAGGGCACAGAAATTCTCAACCCCTGCTGTGTTCAGCCACACCTCATATGGGGTGCGGCCTCTGAATGGCGCGCAGACAAACACAATCTTCATCTTATGCCTCCTTTTCCTTGGGTTCCCATGCCTTGCAATTGGCCCCACTGATCATTGGGTTCATGCTATCCATGGCGTGAGTTGAAACTCCATTTCCAGTTATCTCACACTTTCCACGATATCCCATCTGCATCATTTCACTATTGATGCTCACTCTGTGCTTGCAGGTTGAACAGCGCCTGGGCTTCTCGGAGAACACATCCTTCATCAGTTCCCGATATTGCTCTACCATCACCTTATTGTCAATCTCTTGCTCCAGCCGTTTCTTGTTGGCCAGTTGGCGATAGTAATCATCCAGTGCTTGACAGCGCCACACTGGTTTTCCGTCTGGGCCTGTGTAGAGAAACTCCAACTGACTCTTGTTGACCTTCGGCTGCTCGGCCTCACACTCACTGTCAGTCAAAGGCCGTGGGTAGCCGTAGAGCAGGTCGTCCATCAATTCCTGATAGCGCTTTGCCATCAGCTTTTTCTGGTTAGCGGCAACAAGCTCATCGATTTGTTGCTCCAGGTGGCCAGGCAACTTCTTCTCCGGCGCTGCGGCTTTATCCTCCAGCGCCTCAATCCTCTTGTGCAGTGCGTCGTGCTCATGGCGTAGTATCATGCTTTCCTGCTCAAGCTGCTGGTCCGTCCTTGCAGCCTTGTTGAGGAAGCTATGCTGCAATGCATCATACTTCTTCTCCAAGGCTTTAACTCTGTCATTCAGTGTCATTTGAAAAACCCTCCCGCAATTAAGAGGGCCATCACAATGGTCCACTTCACAACCTTGTAAAGGGCCATTTCCCATCCTGTGAGTTCGAGTACCCTACCACCTGGGGTGTACACCTCATAGAGGTAATCACGGCGGACAACACCCAACACCACACTTGCTGCTGCCACACCTATCATCATAAACTGGGGAAATGTGAGCATGGTATTATTCTCCTTCCTCTATAAATATTTCAGCCCATGCTTCTGCAAGTAATTCCACATAGGCAATGCCTTCAATGATTGGTAATAGCCCATCAAGTTTCGCCACAACCTCAAGAAATATCTTGCGTCCCTCTTTGCTCAGAAGGTTATTAGCTGCCCAGTGCCAGCAGCAGAGCCGAGCATGCTCCCTTGCCCACTCCTTTGTGATGAGCACAGCGCCGTCTTGGCAGAGGGCCATGAATTCCTCAAAGGTGTCTATGCATGGATACTTTTCCTTAACCATATCAATGGTTAATATCCTCCCTTTCATCCCTCATCTCCTTTCCAATTTCATCCCCTCCTCAAAGGGGATAACCTTGCCATCATATTCCACAAACCAAT